TTAAAAATCATGCTAGAATCCACCATTGTAAAACGATCACCGAAAGAAGGCAATGTTTCAGGTAGTAGAGTAATGTTGACCATCCCACGAGCATACTCACCATATTCATGAAATCTTGATTCATCAGAACTTGCGCTTGTGATCAAAGCTCTAGTGTCTTGTTTACTATGCCAAAAATAGCCAATCCCTTTACATAGTTGACAATCTGAACGAACTTCACCATGTTTCTCTAAGTTTGCGTTGATATCTGGTAAATCTAAGATTAAATTGTCACCTTTGTTTGAACATGGACATTCAGCACACATTTCCCAAGATACAAGCATTGATCTTGTAAAGAATTGCTTTCTAAACTCTTCATTTAACCAATCCACGCGGGGGCGTAATTTTGTAGGAACTCTAGGGTTGATAGTAGTCATTTTAAATTACTCCAAATTGGTTGATCTTGTACTGCGCTTTCACCGCTTTCTTTAGTGCATCATACTGTTTTTCATAGTAATCCACACGAGAAGAGTAACCCGAGTACATAGCGTGAATATCTGTTACGGGGGCGGTGTTTAACTCTATCACAAAAGAATCTTGTCCCAATGTGATGGCTTTGCCTGTTATACCACTAGGCAAGGTTAAAGCGATGCGATATTTTAAGAAACAATGTTTACTTAAATTCACTGTAAATTGTGTTTGCCCCGCCGGAAATGTGATAGTTTCTTTTCTTGTCTCAAATCCCGCTGTGTAATCAAATTCAAAGTAACCTGGTATAAAGTCACGCCCTTCATAGAAAATCCCATAATTCCCCAAAATAGGCATCCCCGCCGTAAAAAAATATGATCCTAAACTCTCTTGGGATGGGATGATGTGCATTTGCCCATGAATAGCGGAAACCATACGAATCCATGATACAGGAAGATCAACAGGTTGAAACGATCCGAATCTAATACGAACCTTATCAATAGATACGATGGGGCGATAATCAAGTTTCATAGGCCAATAAGAGAAACGCCCTTGTCTTTCAGCGTCATGCGTTTCTTGTGATACCTTAAAGGGCTCTAAATTGATACCTATATCATTTTCAATATGTTGAATTGATGCTTGAATTGATGTTTCATAAATCTCATTAGGAAAAGGCGCGCCGTCGTCTGTGGTCAAGTCAACGCCTAGTAAAGAGGTTTTCTTGAGATAATCGGGCGTGATAATATCTAGTAAAGTCGTAGTACTCATAAGGGTAACCTTTTATCTAGTGCCAATACAAAAAGGGCATTAGATCATTAATCTATGCCCTTATGATAACATATTCAATAAGATATTTTGATATTTATATTCTTAGTTACTCAATTAACCTAAAGTTTCAATCAAACTTGCACCAACACGAACATTCTTTACAACCCAACACTTTGAAGGCACTTTAACAATAGGTGAACCAAAAAGCATGAGTAAGAAAGGCTTGCTAGTTTGAACTTCGGCAAGTGGGCGTCTAAAGAAATCAAGCAACTTGGCAAATTCCATAATCTCAGAAGAATGTTGAACAAATACAATCTTATGACCGTTAGGAATGTTTTCATTGCGATCAACCCAAACAGTAGCACCGCCAACATTTGCAGCAATTTCATCAATCAAGACGGCTTCACTTGCAGGACGATCAACAGGTGTTCTAAAAATCTTGAAATATACAGCATCAGATTGTTGTGCAATGGTCAAAGTTACCTTTTCACCGGCCGCAACAGTCTTAGAAGCAGAGGTTACAGGGGCAGAATAACCATTGTTATTCATTGCCACAACCTTGTAGAAATAATCACCCGCATCATTGGCAACAAATTGAGAGGCGGAATCACTAGCAACGACCGCAGAAGTCAAAGTAGGAGTTACGGGGGCGCTTGTTGTACCACTTGCAGAGGTTGGAGCTTTTGCATTGTTTGATAAGAATGGGGCGCTCTTAACAGGTACGGGGCCAACGGGGCCCATGATAGAAATTTCTTGAGTACCGTATGTAATACCAGAACTTTGAGTAAGTACCAATTGATCATGACGGCCAAATTGAACAGCAAACTTAATCAATTCACCATGAATGTCAGGGGTGACATAGATACAGTCAGGAGTACCATATAAAGGAGCAGAATAAAGTTTAGCTAAGATTTCTTGTAAAAGTCTTGGGGATGGACTTGCACCACGAGCATCAAAAACATTTGAACCACTGTTATATGATTCGATTTGATGAATAATACCATCAAAATGTAATGAATTGTTGCTTTCTTTAGCATGGAACAAAGATTTTTCAAGTTTACCAAGTAAAGACAATGTACCGCGTTCAGTTTCTAAAGCGATCGCATTTTGATTAGCACCAATCAAGCCAACAAGTGTACCAACATCGGTGACTTCGCGTCTTTCAGCTAAGTACTTGATACGAATTGATTTTCTTTGATATTCAGAACGGTTAGTAGTACCGGCAGAACCTTCGCTAATGAATGGATCAAGGTCTAAACCATGAGAATTTACAACAGCGTATTCATGTAAAGTATTGGTCACAGATACTTTTGGCATAGCAGGCCACAAAGCCAATTGTTTCATGCTATAAGTTGCACTTGCTAGAATGTTTTCAATGCTTTGTGGAACTAAAGGACTTAAAGAACCTGTATCACCGCCAGAAGTACCGGCGGGGGTTTGATAACCAACAGTAGCAGATTTACGAAGTGCGCTATTTAATTCGGCTAAATCAGCAGCAGAAACAAGCCCGTTTGCTTGTGGAATGTTTAATGAATTGAAACTCATTTTTACTCTCTTTATTATTTACTCATGTTAATGTTGTATTCGGTGATGATGTCTTGAGGATTGACGCCAGCACTTAAGCGGGAAATTGCGCTAGTCAATTCAGCTTTTCTTGACCAATCATTTTCATTCTTAACCAATGACAAAGCCTTGTTCATAACATCTTGGGTTGTGAAGGCTTGTGCTTTTGGTTGTTCGATATATGGAATCTTATTGAAATTGATAGATGTAGGTGCAACAGGTTCAAGTAAAGCACGGCTTAAAGATTTTTCCATTTGTTGCATTTTCCCATTGCCGTTTTCTTTCATGGCTTTGAGTTCTTTTGTACATGCTTCAACGGCCTTCATCATCGCCTTATACTGCTTTTCCATGGCGTCTAAAATGGCGTCTGTACCCTTTGCCATTTCTTTCATGGCTTTTTCCATCTTGTCATCATCTTCATCTTCATCTTCATCTTCTTCATCTTCATCATCGTAAGAAGAACCATCTTCAGAAGAAGAACCATCTTCATCACCCTTTTCAAACAAAGAACCTTGAGTTTTGGCCTTCTTTGCTTTCTTGGCTTTCATTTGGTCTTGATCGTCCATCTTCATCGCCTTAGATAAACTATCAAGGGCGTTTGTTAAATCGTCAACATTGACAGATTCAGCGTTAAAGTCTTGGGCAATGTTAATAGCATCAGCCTCAGACATACCTTTATTCATAAGGTGCTTGATTAAATCGTTGTTCATCGTAAAATCTCCTATATAGATCATTGTTTTAGAGTTCAAAGTATTTTTCAAACTTTTTACTCATAATCTCTTAGTTTTTCTTGACTTTTGTTTTTTGCCGATTCAATGATCAAGTTCATCAATCGTTCAAGTTCTTCGTTGGTATAGTCGCTAAAGTGTTCTTTTAGCTTGTTTTTCAAGGCTTCTTTACTAATCATTCTTTTTTCCTTTGTTGTCTTTTTATCGGTGTTTCCATATGTTGCGTTTGATACTTTTTGTTCAAGTGATTGTTCTACCAATGCACTCATAGAGGCGTCTGCATCAGGAATTGTAGCCTCTTGATATCCTATGCTCATTGACTTGGCAATAACCTCTAAATTTGTATTAGGGTTGACGGGGTGCGATGTGATAGCAACATTGATAACATTCGCTTTAAGCACCTTCTTAGGTTGAATGGGGTCGCGTAGTGTGATCTTCCCCTCAATAGAGAAACCTAAACAACGTTCCCCGCCCGCTTTTTGCATTGCTACCGCTGTATCATAGCACTCTTTAGCAAGGGGTTTAGATAGGTATAATTTGCCCTCTACTCGTGTTTTATGATCGTCAACCTTTTCAATCTTTGTAGGGTGACCAAGTACCGCCTCGGGGCCGGGTCTATGTTCATGATTAAACCACCCATTTTTTAGGAAATATGACCAATCAAGCCCGCTTTGATTAATCTTCTCCCCCTCAAAGTCCATATCATCCGTTGACACGATACCGGCGATCATACCTACACTATCATCCATAATATCCTGTTCATCGTCCTTCTTAGCTTTGGCAAGTGTAGTAAAGGGAATCCAAGTAGCAAAGTAATTGCCCTTCTCAAGTTGCGCCTCTTCTACTTCATCTTTGAAATCATGCTCTTTTAACCATTGCTTAAATTCAGATGGTGACATGTCGTCTTTGTTTGCTCGGATACTTTGAATTTCAGTTTTCCCCTTATCATCAATACCTAAGATCACAGATACACCCTTGGGAAACCCTTTAGGCTGGTAGCGTCTAAATTCTTTGTATTGTTGGGGGTCTGTTTGTCTTGATGCATGTTCATTCTTAAATGGCATCTTTACACTCTCTTTCTTTGTCTTGAGAGTATCTTAAATCATTATTTACTTAATTGCATATTTATCTAATGATAGGCATAATCAAGCCTTGTACATTTTGATTATTAGTAAACATTGAAATGTTCTCATCTGGAACTGTTAGTTTATCCACTGAATTGACAATATTAACAAACTGATCAATCCTATACTTTTTTGTTTTATCAGAATCTACATTTGATTTGATATTTGTAGGAATAATAACAGAAAGCCCGTCACTTGGTTGTTTCAAATTATCATTTTCTTCAGCATGTATAAGATTGATAATATCGTTTGGCAATCCAATAGTAAGTATATC